TGAATATATTGGTGCTAATAATGGTAGGCAATTAACCTCTGCTTTAGATACTAATTTCACTGTCCCTGAAACAGGAGCTTTAGATGCCTTAGCTGATTTCTTCCAGATGCAAGCTACTCAACAGGCAGTCACTCAACAACAAAAGAAACCTATTTCTACATCCGGTGTAAATGCTCCTCCGCAGGCAGGCACACAAACCCTTGACCAAGATTTAGCAGCCGATATACTAGCAGGCGACGAATTAAGTAAAGCAATATTTAAACAAGGAAACTTATAATGGCACCACCAGGATTTACATCTAGCAAAAAAGCAGGTCCTCCTGCCCCTTCAGGGAAATCTGCCACAGATATTGGTAGAGAGTTAGATAGAGAAATAACTCGTCGAGAATATTTTAAAGGTAGACCGGATATATCTGATGATCGTTTAGATAGAAGATTAAAACAAGCACAAGAATTAGAAAAGTTTAAAAGAGAAGAAACAAAACCTGTCACCACTACAAGTGGTGGTATTGTTAAAGGTCTAGTTCAAAGAAGAACTCCAGCAAGTATGGACTTAGCTGATAAACAAATACAATTAGCTAATAAGTATGGTCCAACACTAAGAGAAGTAGGAGGAGATATTGCTTACGGTTTTGGTCAAACTTTCAGTGCTATTACAGATGCAGCTATGAGTGGTAAAGTAGGTATCTTAGGTGCCATCAAAGGAATTGCTGACTATGCTTTTAACAAGACCAACGAAGACTATGATAAATTAAATGATGTTGAAAAAGAAGTTTTTGAAAACCCAAATAAATATCCTTATGCATCTAAGATGCCACGAATAGGAGCTCTTGATAGCACTAGACAATTAATGTTGGAGGCGGAAAGAGATGCTCTAGGTTTAGAGTTAGATACTTTGCTTGCAGAGAGAGAATTTAGGTATAACAATCCAACAGTGGATATGAGAAAACCAACAATGGAAGAACTAGAATCAATTGATATCGATGATAATTATGTAGAGTCAGGTCAGTTCAAAGAAGATTTACAAAAGTCTGGTATCCTGTCCGTTGATGATCCATCAACACAGGAACCTTTACCTGATACCACAATTATACCAGGAGAAGAACAGTTTGGCACAACCATTGCTGATCTCAAAAGAGTTATGAAAGAACAAGGATTTAATGATATTCAAATTCAATCAACAGTTAATCAAGTTACTCAACAAATTCTCTCTGGTGAATACACAGGGGACGTAGAGGTATTTGATGTAGAATCAACAAAAGACGATCAAGTATCTTTCACTCCTTATAACAATCCTTTCAATTTAGAATTTAGAGGACAAGAAGGAGCGGAACCTGGGTATGGTCCTTCGGATGATCCTGACAGATTTGCAAAATTTGCTAACTTAGATACAGGAATAAAAGCAGGAGTATCAAGAGTTGCGGATATCGTTGGAGAAGGAAAAAGCACAGATGAATTTTTAAATATCTATGCTCCTCGCTCGGATAATCAAGAATCTTATGATAACTACTTAGCGACCCTACAAGAAAAAGTAGGACCAACCATAGAACCAGATGAGATTAAACCTTTAACAGAGGGCATTGTTAGATTTGAAAATAAACCAGAATTAGCTGATCAATATTTAAATTATCTTGAACAGGAAAAGGATAAACTATATAGTGGCATCGTATCTTAAGAATAATGAGAATATTTATTACACATTTAAAAAATATAATAAGATCATACTTATATAGAACAACAAAAAGAAAGGAAAAAGATCCTCATGAAATACATTGGGGAATAGGTGGAAAATGAACACAATAAAAATTACTGATGAATTGAAGGCACGGATTCGTGACCATGAAGGTTGTAGGGACGAAGTTTATTTGGATTCGCTGGGCAAAGCCACGATTGCCATAGGACATTTGGTACAGCCACACGAAAGAGACCGATACAAACCGGGCGTTAAAATAACAGCAGATGAGATAGAAGACCTATTTTTAATAGATTTGAATAGAGCTTGTGCAGGAGCAGAGCAACTAATCGGAGAGCTGTATAAAAATGATAGAAGATTACCTCAAGAAATTGAGCACGTAATCGTGGAAATGGTTTTTCAATTAGGAAAAACAGGTGTTTCAAAATTTCGTAAGATGTGGAAAGCATTATCTGAGGGCAATAGAAAACAAGCGTCTTTGGAAATGAAGGACTCCAGGTGGCATTCGCAAACCCCTGTGAGATGCGAAGCCTTAGCTGAAATCGTTGCAAACGCTTAGAGCGTTCTTCTAATAAAATTCGGGAAGTGGCCTTCTTGCTTAAATGTCATGTAGGCTGCATACCAATCGTTTTTATATTCTGCTTGGCAGAAATTTTTAATTGATTCATCTTTATCTTCTTTTACTTTAAAGAAGTTTAGAAAGTGATTCATTGATCTTTTAGTTAAGTTAAACATTATTATCTCCTTGTTATTTCGTGGAGAATATAGTGTTATTTTTTCTTTTTAGTTGTGTTTTTTTGAGAACTCTGATGTTCCTCTATGACGTGAAAGACTTCAACTTTGGACCAGTGAGCCATCGCAGCTTTATGAATATCTTCTTGAAATACTTTTAACTGACCCATATCCAATTCAATAGGTCTGCCCAAATTGTCTTGGGCTTCTTTAACCTCAGCTCTCGTTAAACTTAAATATAATTTTCCGTCTTGATATACAATTCTACTCATTTAATTTCTCCCCAGTTATCTCCAATCTCTGCATCACATTTGACTGGAACGTGTAGTTCAACAGCAGATTCCATTATCTCTTTAATCTCTTTTACCTGGGTCTCATTGGCTACGGAGACGTTGAGTTCGTCATGTATTTGAATCATAGGAATAACCCCTACATCCTTCCACAGATTCACCATGGCTTTTTTGGTTTGATCTGCTGCTGAACCTTGTATTAACCTATTCAATGCACGATAGGTACCTGCTCTTTTTATTTCATTCCAACCCCAAGTTTTCTTGGCGTTCTCATAAGACATCACTCTTTTGTCACTGAAGTCTTTGTTTTCATATAATTCAAAACGACAACGTCGTCCGAGCAAGGTAGTAATATACCCATATTGTTCGGTATATCTTGTAGCTTTAATAATAATATTGTTGAGGAAATGAACATTGTTATTATATTTTTCTTTCAATGCTTTGGCTTGTTCGGGACTAATATCGAGTGAAGCTGCGAGTTTGGCAATACCCATACCATACATTAGACCGAGTCCAATTGTTTTAGCTTCTTTCCTTGATATTTGCGCCATATCAGCAGTTACTTGATGGAAGTCCTTACCCTCATGAAAGAACTTAATGAGGGTGTCAGCGCCCTCTAAACCGTGTTTTTTGGCATAATGTACGAGGAGTCTAGGCTCTTGCTGAGAATAATCTAAAGATGCCCATTTATGTCCTTCTTCAGGTAGGAATAAAGATCTAATTTTAGGACCGATCACTTCGTTTCGAGAGGGGACCTGTTGCAAGTTTGGATTGTTCATGGACAACCGACCAGTGACCGTGCCTCCATATTCTCCTTTGAGTTGATTAATCTCTGCGTGAATACGACCATCGACTTGATGTTTGAGAATGGAATCAATGAAGGTAGTGTGAGCTTTATTATATTCCCTGGCTACCGATAAAGATTGAATCAAAGGATTTTTACTTTCTCTCATCGCTTCATTACTAATCTTCGCTTGATTATTTATTTGAGTTCTTTCGTACTTCTCTCCTAGTTGATCAAATACTTTTTGAAGAGAAGCTGCTGTGTAGATATCAGATTCATCAATTTTAATTCCTGTTTCTTTTGTAATTTTGGTGTAAATCTTTTCTTCCTCTGCTTTGAAAAACTTCTTGGTCTTTTCTGCTTTGTCTAAATCAACACGCACACCTTTCCAACGCATCTCAATTAAGAGTCGAAGTAAATCTGTTTCTAAATTAAAGACATCCGTCAATCCTTGCTTTTGTATCTCTACCCGTAAGAACTCCCAAAGTTTTAACGTCAACCGAGTATCTTGCTCTGCATAAACACCAACATATTCTACGGGAACCATATGCATATTTTCAATCGCTTTGAATCCATGCTCTTTACCAAAGTCTACTAAAATGTTTCCTTGTTTTCTCTCATTCAAATAATCTTTGGCTAAACTATCTAGGCTATAACTAAATCTATTTTCATCCACTAACGGAGCTGCAAGTAATGTGTCATAAATTTTGGATACATTACACTCTACACCCCAACGTCGAAGCCAACCAATATCATAAGAGGCGTTATGACAAATCACAATGGGATCATGTTTAAATAATTTACGAAGCCAATTCTTTACTTCTTCTTCTGGAAAATTTCCCCCTCGTGCATGACGCACAGGAAAGTATCCATCAAACCCTTCAATCGAAATAGCAACACCGACCACATATCCTTTGCCCGTGGCCCACCCGCCACCAAGATTTTTAATCTCTGGATCATAGGTTTCTAAATCAATAGCAACTTGTTTTATTTGTGTTTCATCAGGGAAACTAGGTCGTACCCATTCAGGTTTGTTTTCTTTCTTTAACAAATCCATTTGTTGTTCAAATATCATCTTAGTATCTCCTCAAATTCATATTGTGAAGTTGATGGAATGATGAATAAGTTTTCTTTTGCTCTGGTCATTCCCACATAAAAGACTCTTCTTTCATCGTCTCTATTTACAGCCATGTCATCAACTATTCTTTTGGAGATGTCAGTAAACAAAACAACGTTTTGACTTTCTCCTCCCTTTGCACCATGAATGGTAGATAATCTTAAATTAGATTTCTTACCTAGGTCATAGCCCCTTCTTATTATTTGCCTCATGTACACAAGTTCTTGATCACCGATACCGTTGAGAGCAATATCCCAAGGAGTTTCAATATTTGTATTCAGTCCCCATTCTTGAGATAGTTCTTGATAAGAATATTTCTTTTCCTCATCAGCACCTTTCATCTTCTTGAATCCACGAGCAATGCCATACTCACCAGACTTGATGTATTGATACATCACCTTAACGTCCGGTAGAGAAACTTC